GATCTCTATCAGTGCGTTTCCGATATCCTCCGCCGTAAATCTCTGCTTGGAATTGTCGCCAACATTTACCAGTGTTATCCTGTCCTCTTTAATGTTCAGGACGACCCGCCCGACACCCGGTATCCTTGCCATAAACATCTTCTGCCCTGCTGGTGCCATTTGCTCCACGATATGGCAATCATCCGGATTAGGCTGTAAACAGGCGATCTCCAGCATATCCGCCATGATTTCCGGCTCTGCCTCCCCGATACGGTAAAGCACCTTACCCAGCATGGAGAGCTTCGCTATATTACAGCTCACCTCCTCCGTCATGACCTCCAGCGGTGTGACTTTCTTCTCTTCCTCTACCTCTTCCTTGATGGTCTGGATGTCCGACTTGGAATAATCCGGTGTCAGTTCCTCATTCAGTGCGTCCGGCAGTGCCAGCATGAGCGTAAGCTTTGTGGAGCCGAAGCCCTTATACTTGTCCATGAGGTTTTCCGAGTTGCCGTCTATGGAAAATCGGTCATTGATACGGATAAACCTTGATACCTGCGTTTTATCCAGCCCGAATTCCGCCTCGGCAAATTCTATATAATCGTTATAGGGGCTGTTTTGCAGGATGTCCGTATCCCTTGCCCTTTTCAGCAAATAGCCGATCCTCACAAATCCTTCAGCTGCCCGTGTGAGCTCATGGTCAAGCTCTGCCTTGAACTCCTGGTATGTCTGCTCGTACCTGATTGCGTGTTCTTCCATCTTTTCCTCCCTTTATCTTCCTTTTCTTTTTCCCGATCTGCTTCACATAGCGGTCAAGCACCGGCTGTATCGTGTCTCTGTGCTCCTTGCTGTCATAGGCCTCGTGCCACTGCAGGATCTCCTTTCCCCTGATCTCGATCGTTACATACGGCTTCTCCGGATCTGTACGCATCAGCAGAATGTAGGATTCTCCTTTATTGTGTCTCCGGATATAGCCGTCTCCGGATCCTACGCAGTGGTGCATAAGTCTTCCCTCCATGACGATCTCTTCCGCTGACTTCACGGGGCGAATGGTGTACTCTCCCTCGGTATAGCCGTATTTCCTGTTCAGCTTCTCGAAATTCTTCCGAATATCCGGATACTTCTCACTGACTTCCTTCAGCCGCTGATCCAGCTCCCGGCCTTCCTTCATGAGTACCAGCTCGTCATGTGCTTCCTGCAGATTCCTTGGGAACAGGTATATGGAATTGCTGAGGTCATAGCCTTCCTCAACCCGCATACGGATATAGTCGATATACAGCTGTCTCGGTACGCCCTGCGCTATCTTGATATAGCCGTCCAGCTTCTCTATGGTGGTATACTTCAGCACCTCCCGGATCAGCTCTTTTTCTCTTTTGTCCCATATATTGGACAGGTAAAACTCTTTCGTCAGTTCCTTCTGCGTCCAGATCCTCCCGCTCTTCTTTTCCGCCTGGTAGATCTTCAGCCACCTCGTGTCACCTTTATTCTCCCTGAGATCCTTAAGCCTTTCCTTCCTGATCCTCAGCCTTGCCGCCGGTGTCTTCCCTCTTCCGTTCCAGCCGACCGCATTCCCGCGGATAATTGCCTTTTCCAGACGATCCATGCCCAGCTTCTGTATCATCTCCAGATCCGGATGCCAAGACAGCGCCATGTAATAGACCAGCGGATCATAGCCTTCAGCGTCCGCGTAGTGCATCCAGGTCTTTTTGATCTCTTCCTTCCATTTCCTGTAGTAGTTTCCTGTATGAATTGAGATGTTTGACAAACCACCCAAGTTGTACGGATGCCATTCTGCAGGATATCCGTATTCACCGAAGTAGTACCATTTTTGTGGTCTCTTCCCTTTACGCAGCACCACCCTCGCGTATTCCGTATGCCAGATCCTCGTTTCCTCTCCCACCATAGAAACTGACTCGGTACGGAAAGCGCGGAATACATAATCCTCTCCGACTGCCTGTCCTGTGATCCAGTACCATGTGCTGTATGATGTTCTTCGCAACATCCCTTCCGCTGCGTATCTTGCCGCCTGTCCACACTTCCGGCATATCCCTACCACCCCATGCACCGGCTTTTCCACAAAGCAGCAGGCATTATCCTCTATTGTCACCGGCTGATCTGTCCGCCCTTCGTAGTGTTCCCCACAGGTGGAACAGTGAAGATACGCTTTCTTTCCGAACCTGCGGTAATACAGGAAGCGCGGGATATTCGCCATCCTTTCTGCCCAGTCGAAGGCTGCCTGTTTTACCTCCGAAAGCTCCGGCATCTCCGGCATCTCCGGTTCTTTGCTCATGCCTCGCCACCTCCCAGATAATAGGTGCGGATGAGCCCCTTTGCTTTCCGCATTCCCGGGATCCCGAAGGTTACCTTTTGCGCGTTTATCTTGGCGGCTTTTATGATCTCTTTAGGAACCTCCTGCTGGTTGGCAAATGACCACTGCAGCAGTACCGCCAGCATTCCGGCAAGGCTCTTCCCCTTTCTTCTTACGGCTGCTGCCATTTGCTCATCTTCTGCTGCCGTTGCTTTCAGATAATCCACCCAGTCCTGCAGCAGTCCTTTCGGTTCCATTTCCTCCGCCTCGACCTCAATCTTTCCGAGTGCTGCCATAAGCGGAGTGCACAGCTTATCCGTATCGCCTGCGATATAGTCTTCCGCGTCCTCCTCCAAGCCGTTTTCTTTCGCCAGCTTACGCAGGGATTCCAGATCACCCTCTGCTTTCAAGCCCTCTGCTGCCTTATTTATTTCCTCGAAGTCATCAAATTCTCCAAATCCTTCAAACATTCTCTTTTCTCCTTTGCTCTTTTCAATTCGGTTTCCATCCAAGTGCTGTATTCGTGCTGTTCGCTTATAATGTTGATCTCATGCCCTGCGGTGAGCTCTGCCAGCTCGCGGTAAAAGTCCGGTACATCCTGACCTCCTTTATACTTCCAGCCTGCTGCTGCCCATGCAGAAAAGCGTTCCATGGTTCCCTGTATCTGCCTGCATTCCGAGTAAATGTCTATGTGGCATTTCTCCCGCATTCTTCGCAGGGCTCCCGTAAGCAATAAAAGCTCTGCTGTCAACCACGTCTCCTCATAGCTGTATATACGGCACATGGTCACAGGCTCCGCCCCGTCTTTCTTATATTCCAGCAGATAGATCCCCTCGCCCTCTGCCTTCCGTATGTTCTTTGTGGATGTCTTAATGAATATGCTGACGTTCTTCATTCTCTGTTGACTTTCTCGGTCAATGATGATATATTTACTACAACTCCATATATTTGATATCCGGACTTTGAAGCGGGGGCGCTAATTGCAGTGCCTCCGCTTCTTTTTCCGTGAAATATCCCAAGACCTCAATATTTCCGGCGGTCTTCTTGGTAAGCTTTCCCTGTTCATGCTTCCCTCTCTCAGTTGCACCGGTGCAACTGGCGTGGTATATTCTCCTTGCAGGGGCCCCCTTTGATTACCCCGTAAGGGGACGGAAACTTCCCTTCCTGTTTTTTTCATGCTAAACTCTTTGCAGGTGTCACCCTTTGTTTTCCCCGTAAGGGGACGGAAACTTCACCACATGTGATAGGCATGATCACTCAGCCTATCTAAGGGTGATACCTCTTTCTCATTTACTTCCTTCACTATCCCTTCCAGCCCCTCGCCCTTCCTGTTGACGGCGATCATCTCGTGAATGCTGGAAGGAAAGAGCGTGTATCCCGAGCCGAAATATTCTTTTAACTGTCTATCCATGAACAGTGCAGCTACCGCACCGTTGAAGCCTTGCTTGGTCGTTACCACCATCATCCTTGGCATGTCCCACAACTCGTCCAGCATTTCCCCCAGCTGCTCGCTCATGGGCACTATGCAGGCATCCTTCTCACTGTTGGCGATTGCACGATCAATCACTTCCTTTGGCGACATCTTCCATATATCCAGAAGTCCTTCCTTTATTTGAGCCGCCCCGAAGCCCCTGTCCTTCATCCGAATGAGCAGATACGGTTCAATCACCAAGTCATAAAAGCCATAATCCTCTGCACTGCGGCAGATTTCCGGTGCGTTATCCACATGCCTTAACCTCGCTCGAAGATGTTTTACTGCTTCTTCCTTGTTCTCTATGTCTATCCTCTCAAACGGTGGCTCTGTTGCCTTCCTCTCCACCGCTGTGATATATCCAGCCGTCCATTCCGGCGTTTTTTCTTCCTCCATAAAGCCATTCATCCAGAATATGCGACCTGCCCATTCCCCTTTCTTTCTCTTCGTTATGCCACACAGCTCCACACCATTCCTGTTCTCTGAAACTAACTCTCCGCCGGTGATTGCAATTACCTGTCTTGCGTACTCTTTGATATCCATTCTTTCCTCCTTCTTATTTTCAACTTTCCCCACAGTTGCACCGGTGCAACTTTTCCTATCTTCCTTTCCTGTTTTTTATGCTAAACTCTTTGCAGGTGTCACCCTTTGTTTTTCCCGTAAGGGGACGGAAACTACCTAGCCCGGACGAGCTTTGCGATCTCCTCGTCCGTCATTCCTGCTGCCTCCACAATTTCCCGAAGCCGGAAAAGCTGCATCCTGCTCGGTTCTCTCATGTGCTTCCTGAGCGTTCCTGCTTCCATGCCCGTCCGCTCGGCAAGCTCCTTCCAGTTGTCCATCTTCCTTCTGGACATTGCTCCGTAGATGATCCTTGCTTCTGTTGTCTTCCCCATAGCCTTTTTCCTCCTTCCTGTTATGTAATCTTTCCCTGTTCTCTTCTCTGTGCTATCCTCTCCCTACAGGGCAGTGGAGTGCCCGAGTCTAGGAAAGGAGATTGCTTATGCTGTCAAAAGATGATGTCAATAAGATTAAACATGATGCTGAATCCAAAATGCGCCACGCACTCGATCGACTCAACCCCAGTGATAGTTCTGAAAACCTGGCTTCTGTAATTGCCAAAGCCATTGCCGAAGCTATTGCTGAGTATGATCGGCTTCGCTCACAATGATCTTATCCACCTCATCGTAGAATGTTTCTAATGCATCCTCGATGAGGTTCTTCTCTGCTCTGGTAACTCCAACAAGCCGTACAGTAATTCGTGCTTGTCTTTCTTCGTTTGTTGATTTTCCTGCGTCTGTGTATCTCTCCATCACTTCGCAGGTGTCTCTGTATATTTCCATCCTTCCCTCCCGTTCTCCTACAACGCCTTCTTCAGTAGCTCCCACCGCTCCGCCTCGTCTTCCTGAGGTCTTTTGATAACCTCCTTATCTTCGAGGTACAGAGCCAATGCTCTACTGATCGCCATTTTGACGGTGATCCGCTCCGTATAAGCGTAATCCCGTACCTTTTCCATCAAATCCTTATCCAGCCACACCGTCGTGGCTACCGCTGCTTTCTCGCTCACTTCGTTCTCTCCTTTCGCATAGAGTTTTTTAATAATATCCTGTCAAGGATATTATTCATGTGCTAACCGTAGGGTAGCACATGCGCTTGAATTTTATTCAAGTTAGAAGGCAAAAAAAATATCCTTCAAAGCTACCCCGAAATGTTCTGCGACTGCTGCAACCTTACTGATCGCTACATTGGAGATATCCTTTTCCCATGCATTGTATGTCTGAACCGATATTCCCAACGCTCTGGCGGTCTGTTCCTGTGTTTCATTCTTTCTTGCCCTTAATTCCTTAAGGGTAAATCTTTGCGTTTCTTCCAAGGTCTCTGCCTCCTTTCTGCCTGTATAATACTTGAATCTTTTTCAAGTGTCAATACCTTTCTTGAATTTTTTTCAATTGTTTTTTCTTTTTATTCGTGTTTGCTTGAATATCTTTCTTTTTTGATGTAATATTATCCAAAAGCATAAGGAGGTGATCCGATATGTCGATAGCTCAGAATATTCGAGAATTACGAAAAAGATATAATATGTCTCAGGAATATATTGCCGAAAAACTCGGGTATAAATCTTTTACTACAATACAAAAATGGGAATCCGGTGTAGCAGAGCCTCCAATCAGAAAAGCAAAGATACTTGCCGATCTCTTCAATGTTGATCTGGATGAATTATACGGTTCCTCCACTCCTGCTGCCACCCCGTCCCTCCCTCCCGATCAGGCTTCTATATTGGCGAAATACGGCAAATTGAGTTCTGCCGGAAAGGACGATCTCCACAAAAGAGCTGACGAACTGATAGCACTAGGATATACAGAAGAGGAAGAGATTAAGAAAAAAGAAGGGGCTTGAGGGTGGTGAGGTGATTACTCGTTGCTGTTGGTTACTTTTTGGAATTGACATATTATAGGGCGCGTTGTACTATGGGTATAGACAATATGTATTCCATAACAAAAACGAAAAGCCCAAGCGTGCCAGCGCAAGGGCTTTTCTGGTTCTTATACGGTGAGCTGCTCCGTTTCTAGGTTTTTGGAATTGACATAGAGGGCTCGGGGTTGTATCATGTACTTGAACGAGATAATAATAGCAATTCCATCAAGTACACGAAAAGCCCCGGCGTTGCAGCGCTGGGGCTTTTCTCGCTCTTATACGGTGAGCTGCTCCGTTTCTAGGCTTTTACCGGAATCATTCGTCTCCATCAAGCCATTTGCAGATATAGTACGCTACTATCCCTGCTGCGACGGAAACTAAGAACGAAATAATAACTTCCACCATTATACTTCACCCCCTTTCAGTCGGAGGTTCCGGCGTATGTATTTTAGCATAGAAATCTGGTTTTTTGAACTTTGAAAAATGGCTGCTAAAGCACTATATAATCCTACTGTCAGTTACTTTTTGGAATTGACATAGAGGGCTCGGGGTTGTATCATGTACTTACAAATGATAAAGATCCACATGGATACGAAAAGCCCCAAGCGTTGCCGTGCTGGGGCTTTTCTCGCTCTTATTGACAACCCCTGTTAATTGTTGTATCATCAGCTTGTGAATGCAATGATATACGTGACATCCATAATGTCAAACGAAAAGCCCAAGTACAGCGAATACTTGGGCTTTTCTTGCTCTTAGGGTGAGCTATTCCGGTCTTGGCTGTTGCTGCCTACTCTCCGTCCAGCCATTTGCAGATATAATGTGAAATTATACCTGCTACAACGGAGATGATAAATGCAATAATATACTCCATAATGTTTTCACCTCCTCTCCGCTGGAGGTCGCAGCACGCATATTATAACAAAGCAGTTGCACCGGTGCAACTTTCCAACATTTCCCAACATCAATCAGAAGCAGCCTGAATCATTCGTAATAAAACGGAATAGATCTGTGATAAAAGGCATTATTCGTAACCAATCGTACTCAATCTGCATTAAACCACATCAACCAACATCAGAAAGGAGGGCTATCCCATGGCAAAAGCAAAGAAGCTCCCGTCCGGATCCTGGAGGGTGCAGGTGTTCTCACACTATGAAATAGTGGGCGGAAAAAAGAGACCCCGCTACCGCTCTTTTACTGCTGCCACGAAAGCAGAGGCAGAGCTTAAGGCGGCTAAATTCGCCACAGATAAGGATGCTGTCACTTCCCCGCATATCACCGTGGGGCAGGCGGTACGGCACTACATCGACCGGAAAGAGGCTGTACTCTCTCCTGCCACCATACGGGGCTATGAAACCATTTGCAGGAACCAGATCAGTGAGATATCTGATATCGAGATCGCGAAGCTCTCTCCGGACGATCTGCAGGCATGGATCGGGGCTTTGTCCGGCAGACTTTCCCCGAAGTCCGTCCGGAATGCCTGGGGACTTGTCTCCTCCGCTATAGAAATGTTTACTTCCAGAACCTTCCGGGTTACTCTTCCTGCTAAAAAGCCGGTCATGAGACATATCCCGACCGATGAAGATGTGTCTGCTCTACTGTCCCATGCCGGGAAGAAGCTCCGTATTGCCATACTTCTGGCAGGCGTTGGCACTCTTCGCAGGGGAGAGATCTGCGGGCTGACCTATGCTGATGTGTTCCCGGAAAAGAATATGATCTTCGTTCACTCGGATATGGTGGAAAACAAAAACGGAGAGTTCGTGCATAAAGAAATGCCTAAAACTTCCGGATCCGTCCGGTATGTACCGCTTCCCGTAGCCGTCATGGAAGAGCTCGGGACAGGTGAGCCGGAGGAATATGTCTATAAGGGCTCTCCCCATACGATCACCACGTCTTTCATTACCCTCCGCGACTCCCTTGGTCTTTCCTGCTGCTTTCATGATCTGCGCCACTATGCCGCATCCATCATGCACGCAATCGGGATCCCTGATGTCTATATCATGGAGAGAGGCGGTTGGTCAACGGACTCTACCCTGAAAGCCATCTATAGGAACTCTCTGGATGACATGAGTGCCCACTTTGCCGCCCAGGCTAATGATCACTTTCAGCAAGTTATATCACACAAAATATCACACGGAAATTCGTAGATGCCCATAAAATATGCGTTTACAGCTTTTCTGTGACGGGTTCAATTCCCGCCAGGTCCATAAAAGGCTCACTCCTAACGGGGTGGGCTTTTTCTTTGGAATGCAGTATTTACAAGGCTTTTCGGTGTCACTCTCCGTTATGCGGTGATACTGAATATTGCGAAAAATTACATAAAATATCACACAATATCACACGAAATATCACACGAAATTTTCCCTTTTTTTCTCTCCTCCGATAGCCCCCGACATGCTGTATATCGCACATTTTACTCTTCCTGCGTACCAATATTCCGCCTGCTTATATCACACATATCACACGAAACAAAAAAGCCACCCCGAAAGGTGGCTTCCTGCTTACGTCTTATCCTCGTAGTAGTCCATGGACGATATCCCGAGCAGTGCCCCGAGAAATGCATCTACCGCTGTGATCGTTCCGACGATCTGTTCCCCGTATGGCAGTCCCCAGATCTGGGACAAGGCAAAATATAGCGTCCCCGCTGCCGGAAGTGCGATCTGCGCGATCCACTTAAGAACATCATAAACTTTATTGCTCATGGTTTAGCTCCTCCTTTCTCCAGTGCCTCCAGCTTAACCTCCAGCTTCGTGATCCGATCCGCGAAGCAGTTGTGTTTTTTTACTTCATCCGTAAGATTCTGAATTTTGGTATCCGTGACAGCCTGTGCCGTCATAAGCTGCTGTTCGATCCGTTTATTGCTGCTTGTGTTGGTAATGATCACTCCGACCAATGACAGCCCGCTTGCTATGATTGCAGAGATTATCGCTTCCATCAAAAAGGTGCCCTCCTTCCTTCTGCTATCTCCTGCTTACCGGTGGTGACATAATGGTAATAATATCCTGGCCAATCATCGCCATATGCATCTGCTACATCTGTCTCTACCTGTCGATATCTGACAGGATCAAATTCTGCATTCCCCTGCCTATGTTCGCTCATACCGTAGGTTGTAAAGTGATCGAAAAGCGCCTGCGAATTATATCCGAATACTTCCTTCAGATCATTGTACTTGTCGGCATAGTAAACCGGATCGAATACTGGTGTATAGTCCAATCCTTTGATCATAAACGAATCAGACATAAGGGCTGCCACATCTGCTCTGACGGTGTTCATATTCTTGCCAAACTTTGGGAACCAATGCAGTACATCCGCGTGCGCGCTGCCAAGCCCCAGAGCATAGCTGTCGGCATGGCAGAGTATGGTCGGTACCTTCTTGCCGCCGAAATTAACCGTAGCATTTGGATCAATATGGAACATCCGGCAAAGGTACGCCGTAAGCTCACAAGCTTCCTGATAGACCTTTGAAAAATATACAGGATCGACCAGAGCATCCTCGCAGATCTCAAACTGGATCCAGCCAGCATTGCAGGAGCCGTTCTTTCCGCCGCCGCACCCCCAGGGCTTATAATCCCAGGGCATAGTCTGAACCGCTGCCACCGTTCCATCTGCCAATTTCCCGATCCAGGCGTTTAGACCTGCCTGAACCTTCTGGTGGTTCCAGTCATTGCCGGATTTGTTCTTGCCGATAAGCTGGATCAGCTGATCCCTGTTCTGTGCATTATCATCCGGCTGGACATAGCGCTTGAGGCTCGGGTTGTTGCATCCTGTACTGTGCCAGAGAACGCCACGCACCTTCATCCTGCCTGTGCCTTTGTAGCAGGTGCTCTGTGTCATCATGCAAACCAGCGGTGGATTTTTCTCACTGTATTTCATTTTTGTCCTCCTTCTCGCTCTTGTCATGGAGCTGCTCCAGTACCTTCCTCATTTTCTCCGGAATAGGAAGACCAAGATGCCCCGAATTTTCCAATATAGAAACGCCTTCATTACTTAAATAGAAAAAGATTACCGCTGTCCGAAGTACGGATCCTGTCTTCAGCACTTCGGTGTCCAAGATATTCGCTATGCCTACAAGCAGGAAAATCATCACTTTTCGACAAATTCCACGGAAACCGACTTCACTGGAAAGCCGCTTATCCATTACTGCGCACATGACACCTGTGGCATAATCGATCACCACAAATGCAATCAGTGCAATAATCAATCCATCACATCCTCCAAAGAAATAGCCCATCCAACTTCCGATTGCCGTGAGCATAACTTGTATCAACTTCCAGCTCTCTTTCATATATCTTTGTCCTCCTTTATATTGTTTTGGTGTATCTGATAATATACATATCCCCAGCGTGAACTACAGTTCCAGAATTAACAGATGCTGCTGACAATTTGCCATTTTGTACAGCGTACCTGTCCATTAAATATGTTTGAGTAGAATCCAAGTGCTGGCATGATATAAGATGATCAATATTGGTCATGCTATTAGCATACTGAACATCAGTCCATGTTGAGTTATTGGTTATTAAGTCAGCAGTTAAAGTAATTACACGTTCGTACACGGTACTTCCGTCGATCCAAGTTCCCACAACTTTCTCCGATGTAGAATAATGATGCGCTAGCTGACCATCAGGAGTCCAAGTACCTGATCCTGGCTGGTCTGTGGTTTTGGTGTAACGAATAGTAACGTAACCATTAGGGCATTTGGACCAGCTAGATCCTCTTCTCACATGTACATAAACTGCTGCTCCTGCGGTTGTGTATTCCAAATACATGTTAAGATAGTCAGAACCGTCCATATAAGCAGAACCACCCTGATTTCTAGGATTCATTACACCTGAAGATATTTCATTGTTAACCAGTCTATCGATATTGAGACTAGTTACTTCAATAGATAAATCCTGGGTAGATTCGTTGTTGAACGGTATACTCTTCTGATACACTGGTTTTCCATCCGTCCATACGCCTACTTCTCTTTCTTCTTCAGAATATAAAGCAGGAAGATAGATCAGATTACCTGAAGTAGGACCGGTCCCAGCTGCATCTGTGGTTTTGGTGTATTGAATAACTACTTTAGCGGATTGTATATTTGTGAAATTTTGTATGTAATAATATAACTTATGATCGTTTCTTACAGCGAATCTAGGTATAGCGTCTCGATCTTGGAATGACATGGTTTGATCATTTGACTCATTACTGGCCACAGCAAAAGAACTTGCAAATATGAGTTTGTCATAAGAAATAGAATCGTCTAATAAAGTCCAGTCATAGACATTACCAGTTTTATCAAAATCCATAACTCTTTGATAAATTGGTTTACCATCCGTCCACCTTCCTACTACTCGTTCGTCTTCTGAGTAGTAATCAGAAAGGTAAAGATCACTGCCCGATCCTCCCCCACTCCCCGGGATATCATATATGACCTGCCCTATCCGTATCGTGTCCAGATCAGCTGTCGGTGTCCCCGACGGGTTCGCTTCCACATCTGCTCCGCTCCCTCCCGGTGGGGCGTAGAGCCTCTTAGTCTCTCCGTCGATGGTGATATCCGCCACGGGATTCCCTGCCGTCTGGATGGGATCCACTTCCACATGATTAGCGTTATCAAAAAGATATGTCAGCCGTCGGTCAGATCCGTTGTATCTCTGTATCATAAGTCCTCCTATAAATCTCCGTTGATGCATGGAGCTAATGTCGCCGCTGTCGGGTTGGCTATAAAGGCATCCGCCTCTGCCACGCTAAGGAATAGCGGAAGCGTGGTAGCTGTTTCCGCTTCGACCTTAGCCAACCACACATAAATCCCGCCTTCCAGATAATCCGTACAGCCAATACACATGAAGTTTATCCAGCTTTCTTCGTGATTGTGTGGCGGTGTGTAGTCGAAATACGCATGTCTTCCTGTGCTTGCAATACCAAGATCAATATAGGCAGACTCATCCCCGGCTTTCAGTGCCTCGATTGCCTCTTTTACCAGTTCCAGCGTAATGGTGTCATATCTCGAATTATAGGTCACTCCGTCCACCTTCATGTGTAAGATAAACAGGGCAATCCAGCCATTCATCCCGACACTTCCGTTATCCAATGCCACAAACGGATCCCGCTGTACGGAGCCACTGTCTCTTGGCGTTGTTCCCCAGTAATAGGTGTAATCACTGGACAAGATCGCCTCTACCCAGTCCGCAAGCGTAGAGGATGAGCCGTCCCCTGTCCATGCCGGATCCAGCGAAGGTTCTCCCAGCGTAAGCATCTCCACCGGTCCCATCTTCTTCCCCCCGAAAAGGTACGCTGTAATAACTGCCATGGAGTACAGGCTTGCTCCGGTTGCCTGAAGCTCCACGATGAAGAAGTGCTCGCCCTCGCTTACCGGATGCAGGTTGTGATTGAGAGTAAGGATCCTCGCTCCATCGCCATATGCCTGATAAAAGGTAGCGACCGGTGCCCAGTCGGAGCCGTCTGCCTTGGTGCCATGAAGATAACGCACGCGGACAAGCCCGTCCTGATAATAGGTTGTGGTTTCTCCGCCCTCGGTTACATTCTTCGTAAAGGTATGCACGTTGAAGGTCAGCAGCCCATGAAAATCAAAGACATTGCCGTCTGCCTCCGAGTTGAAACGGAAGATCAGCACGTTATTCGGTGTTCCCTGCTGATCGGTATCGGTGACCTCGTTTACATCCATGCCATAAGGATAGATATGCTCCGCCAGCATATTCCCGGCGATCTCCGTTACCTTGCTGTCAAGGATCGCCACCGCTCCCTGCGTATTGATGATTGTCTGCGTATTCGCTGCTGTCTCCTTCTCTACCGCGGCGACCGCCTTACTCTCCCTGCTCCGTGCTCCTGCCAGCTTCGGATTGCTCCCAACGCCCTGCAGCTTCGTACTGGTTCCGTACTTGTAGATGATCTTGGTGACGCAGTAAAGCCGCGTTCCGTCCGCGATCCCGTCTGTAAAGCTTAGGATGTCGCCAAGGTCATAGATCGGATTGGTCAGAATGGAAGCGGTAAACGGTGTAAAGGCTACCGTCCCACACAAGCCAAGGCATACGGCATTCCGCATACTCTCCGCATCCTCTAGGAGGAACGGATTCTTTCCGCCTTCATAAATGAGCCCCGACGTACCGAGAGAATACTCCGACTCCGTCCCGTCCGCATTTGTAAAATAGATCGTCGAATAGGAGGTCACAAAGTCCGAAAAGCTGCAGTTATTAAAGCGCTGCGCCGGTGTGAAGGTATCATCTGCCGTCCGGTGATAGGGCTTGAAATAAATCTTTCCGTCCCGTCCTGCCGTCACAAAGCAGCACAGGCATTCCGATAGCCAGCTCATGGCATCCCGCCACGTCTCGATCGCACTGCTATCCGAAAGCGTAAACTGCGCCGTACCGTTCACCATTGCGGCAAACTCTGTGGAAGTTGTCCCCAGTGTCAGTCCGCAATTCGTAGCCATTAAGCTTGCCCAGGTATATGCCGTCTGTGAGCCGATAAAGAGTGACGTATCACAGCGCCTGTCCATCAGGTACATGGCATCATAAGCGCTTACCTGCATCCCTTTCAGCGTCTTATCCGCTCCGGTCACATAGAAAACGCCCAGCGGTATCTCCTCTACCGTGCCGCCCGCAAGCTCAATTCCTGCATACAGGGTAATGGCTTTCCCGTTCCATGCGGTGTCCGGAATGGCAAGTCCTTGAAAGGTCGCTGTCAGCTGTCCCACATACACCTGCCCGATTCCGATATTCGCATTGCCGGAGCACTGATTGGTGATCGTTAAGGAATTACGGGCAATATTCTGCGCCGTAAAAGCGACATTCCCCACCGTTCCCCGTATCGTTCCTTTATATTGCCCGCTTTCCAGCAGGGCTTTACATACGCTGGATACCTGATACACGCTAAACCTCCGTTGCCGTAATGCTTACATCCCATATGCCGTTCGTTCCTGCTACGCCCTCCGAATAGGCGATAAATTTCGGCGAAAACTTTCGGATCCGGCAGGTGTAGTTCGTCCCGCAGAAATTCACCACCGTTGTGGTCTGTCCTGCCAGTGTTTCCAGAGACGACACAAATGCAGAATCAACGCCCTTCCACCCGATCTTGAAGATATGCTTGTTCAGCCTGGTCACATAGGACAGATCCGACCCCGCTTCACTCTTCTGTACCGTCTCCACCTCATCGATGTTGATATCAAAAGTTCTCGGCGGTATAGCACACGCCACACCGCCAAAGGATAAGGAAAAAGCCATATCAGTGTCCTCCGCTCCGGTAATCGTCCCGGTTCTTCGCATCTACCACCAGCGTTTCCAGTTCCTCTCCGCCGATATAGACCGGAATGGTTAGGTTGTCACCGGTCTCTGCCGGTTCATAGGCATAGGTTCTCTGCACCTCGGCATCCAGATCCACCGCACCGGTAAGCTCCTCGGATAAGGCATCCATGGCATCCACCGGCAGATCCGTATTGTCCTCGATACCGATCGCCAAGCCCATATCCAGATAGCCGCCGAACTCCTTAAACAGCTTTGAGGGGGAGGCGATCCCGAAAAACTCCTTGATGGAATCCACCACGCCACCCAAAGCATCCACTGCTTTATTGATCAGGTCGCCCACGGAACCAGCAATACCGTCCGCCAGTCCCATCATGAGCTGCCAGCCCATATCCGCAAAGGAGGAAATAAAGTCACCGATCCCGCTAAGCACGGCATCCAGTATCTCCGGCAGAGCCCCAACCAGTCCCGCAATGATCTCCGGCAGATTTTCCACCAACGCCACAAAGAGCTTCACGCCTGCCTCAACCAGCTTCGGCGTAAGGTCAACCAGTGCCCCGATTACTGCCTCGATCACATCCGGCAAGACCGCCACAATACCGTCAATGATCTCCGGCAAAGCATCCACAAGGGAAAGAAACAGCGTTAATCCCGCATCAACCAAGATGTCGATACTGTCCGTCAGCGTGTTCACCACCGCATCAATGATTTCCGGCAGTACTTCCACAATGCCATTTATGATCTCCGGAAGAGCCCCCACCAAGGAGGTAAAAAGCTCTACACCGGTACTGATGATCAGGGGAAGATTATCCAATAACACTTGGGTAATGCTTCCGATGATCTGCGGAATAGCTGCTGTTATTGTTGTTACGATCTGTGGCATAGCGCCGATCAGCGCTGTAAAGAGCTGCAAGCCTGCGTCAACAAAGGTATTGATACTGCCAAGTAAAGCCGTAACCAGCGCCGTTACGATCTGCGGAAGTACTGCCGTAAGCTGTTCGATCAGCAGCGGAAGGTTCGTTGTAAATGCCGTAACCAACGTATCCATGATCTGGGGAAGTGCCTCCGTTATGGCGGTCACCACCTCCGGCAGAGCCTCCACCAAACCCATAAAGAGCTGAAAGCCTGCATCAATAATTACATCCAGGCTGTCCAAAAGAGCCGTAACCAGTGAATCAATAAGCGTCGGCAAGGCTTCGATCAGCACCGGCAGAGCTTCCAATAATCCCTCCGCCAGTCCGGTAAGGATATCCGCCGCCGCACTGACAAAGACCGGTATATTCTGAATAATGGTGTCGGCAAGCTGCGCAAGCATGGAAGCCATTGCCGGAAGGATCTGTGGTAAGGACGAGCCGATTCCGCTGGCAAGGCTCGCAATTAAGCTCATTCCCGCATTCACAAGAACGGGTGCAATCTCGCCGATCGAATTTAACAGGATATCCCCAAGCGCTATCAGTGTATCCGAAACCGCCGGAAGGTTATCCGCAATCCCGCTGATCAGGGCTCCGATCTGCTCCGCTCCGGCTTGTACCAATGCCGGCAGGTTATCCATGAGCACGCCTGCCAGACTGCCTACAATACTTCCGCCGATCTCCATAATGGAAGGAACAAGACCGGCGATATTTCCCACGACTTCTTCAATACCGGCGGAAATGCCCTCGATACCGCTTTCCGTATCCCCGGCAAAAATATCCGTGATCCCGTCCATTACCTGCGTTATGGAAGGCAGAAAATCCGCGACAAGACCGCGTTTCAGTGCTTCAAAGCCGGTCTGCATATCCTGCAGGCTGTCCTGAAAGGAAGCCGCTGCCGCCACATCCTCATCACTCATGACACCGCCAAGCTCATGCAGACGGTCTTTCATTGCCTGCGTCTCCTCGGCACTGGTATTGAGTAACGCTCCCAGCTCCTGCGAACTGCGCCCTAAAAGCTCCTGTGCCAGCACCGTCCGCTCCGTACCTTCCTCCATCCCCTGAAGTCCCGTAATGACTGCGGAGAAGAGGTCTTCCTGGCTCATGTTCGCCACAGACTCCTCAGAAAGACCAAGAGCCGCAAACGCCTCACTCCCCTTTTCAGCTTCGCTTACTACGGTACGCATTGCCCCGCGTAAGGATTCCATAGAAGTACCGGAGTGCTGCATTACCGCTTCCCACTCCTGATAGGCTTCCGCCGACATCCCCATTTGCTGGGAAGCCTTGTCGATACTGTCACCGTAGGCAGCTGCCGCGCTTGCCCCGTCCAGTAAAGCCGCCCCGCCTGCCGTTACCAGTCCGGTCATGGCGGCAACCGCTCCCGCGAATACCTTGGCTCCGCCGCTGATTACGGAGGTCATGCCGGAGGTAAACTTACCGCCCGCACTATTTCCCGCACTCTCCGCCTCACTGTCCAGAGCCCCCGCAAGCGCCCCCTGTATTCCCTGTGCGGACGGTACGATCTGTACATATGCTTTTGCTAATTCTGTCGCCATATCAGCCCTCGATAAACCTCTGCCGCCATTTCATGAAATCCTCCACCGAATTCTCACTGCTTCCCCGATGCCTCTTCGGTGGCTCCAACATCTTCTTTACCAGTGATTTGGGACGGTTCCTCCCGTGCTGTGCGTCCTTGGAATGTAACCAGCAAAGCAGGTTCATCCGGTCGAGCAGTGCCGCGTCCATCAGCTCACTGTAACTGTATTTCTGATCCTTTAATCTTCTGACAATCCTTGCCCCGTCCTTAAGACCACAGGCGAACACCGCAACCCTCCTCGCAGGAAGGCTATGGTAATCATAAAGCCCGTAGGTCTCCGCAAGGTCACAGATCAGGGCATCTTCATCCACCTTGCACATATAGGCAAGGGTTAGGATTTTTTTCCGTTCTTCAGACCCCCGATGATCTCCAAAAGGGCATTTTTAACTGCTTCCGTAGAGACATAGCCTTTCTGTTCCCGGATATGCTCAAAAAGTGACTGCTTTGCATCTCCCAAAAGGATATTTACTGCGTCCGTAAGTCTTCCCGCGTTTCCCTTGTCCACGTCCGTTAAGGCTTCTACCAGCTCATAATCATCCAAACGTCTCTCATCTATCTCAATGCTAAACCCTTTATCCAGCTTGATCTTCATACTGCTCCTTTCCGAAATACAGCCCCCGCGTTTTCCGGCGGAGGCTGTCCCTTTGCTCCCTTATCAGGTATCTCTTGTATAATAGGTCTTGTTGCTGTCCACCTCGGTATCTACCGTCAGGATGTACTGATCACCGCTAAGGACATACCAGCCCTCCTCGGAAGGATTCTCGCTTCCTACCGGTTCCACTGCTGTATAGCTGTAGGTCGTGCCGCCGGACGGTGTGCCCTCCTGAATGTACTCATAATGGGTGTTTCCGTTGGTATCGGGAAATGCTGCCACGGTGACCTCATATCCTACCCCCTCGCCGTCCTTGTAAACCACGTCGCCGATCTCCGTTACCTTACCTCTGGGAATGGTGATACGCTTTAAGATGTTCGTGCTCACCTGCAGGTCAATGATGAACGCATGCGGTACCTTCTCCGTCGCGTTGACCTGTACCGTGATCCCGCTTTCTACCGCACCGGAAACATTCGCGTCACCGTGTACCAGCCTAAGCACCGACAAGTTGCTGCTCTCAATCATCTTCCACTTGAAGGTGTCCTTCTTCTCCGTAAGCGGGCTCGCTACGATATCACCGCCCCATGCCTTAATATCCGCCGTGGTAATGGAGCTGGAGTTGGTCACACCATCCTCCGAACAATACCCGATACAGGAAAAGGCAGCGCTGTCGATTGCGCTCTTCGCATTGGTGGGAAGTGTCGCCCCCTCTGCGCCTATCCATACGCCGCCGGAAACTCTGGGTTTACCGATCTGCACATTTGCTGAATTATTCGCCATTTCTTTCTCCTCCTAATCAAAAATATACGATATCAAACACCGCCTGATACCTGTACCTGTGTGTCCTTTCGTCCGGAAAGCAATACTCCGAATTCAGTGCACACCTCGCGACCTCTTTGCAGCTGACCGCGTCCAGCATCTTGTCCACCACCTCATGACTGAGCTCCGCCGCCCGGTACAGGCTGCTTCCATAACTCTGTACGGTAAAGACTGCCGATTTTACCTGATCGGTAACGGAAGCCCCCTGCTGCTCAATCAGCAGATACTCCGCCGGCACGCTCTCCGGCTCCTCCATGTATGCCGGAACCGTCATGCAGCCGTTTAGATAATCCAGTATTATCTTTTCAATCATTTCTGTAGCACCGCCTTTAATACCGTGTTTTCCCTGCTGTTCTCCCGGATTGCTTCCTCCGTGACTGCTACCACAGACGCATTCACACGCCCGCTGCCGGTATAGCTGTTTACCTCGTAGCCGTCTCCCAGCTTTGCCACTGCCCTCTCAGCCTGCTCCTTACAGATCGCCAGCATCTCCGGCGACCGTAGAAGCTCCCGGATCCCTTCACTGTTCAGCTCAATCCTCACCGCCATAGCGCTCCACCGATACCTTTCCGCCCCAGGCAAGAGGCATGTTTTCCGGTGTACCGTAAACCGGTCGCCCGATCGTCCGGTAACGCTCCCCGCGTAAGATCACGAAGGTGTCATACCATGTGTGCGTATCACCCTTGGGTATCCCCAGCGTGTACGCGATCCGCTTCCCTGTCAGATTGTTCTCCGCTGTCACATCCTCCGAGGACGGCTCTCCCACCAGAACATTGTCCACCGTGGCCTCTTCCTCCGAATACACCGGAGCTCCGAAAGCATCCGTCCCGGTCTTCGTCTTTACGACCAACTTTACCGTCTCACCCTTGATCATCATCAATCCCATAAACATCCAAAGCTCCTATCTTCTGCTGTTTCAGCCCCAGTCGCTTCAGGTCGTTGTTCATGATGCAGTTCGATATCCCTCCACCCGGTATGCTGTAGGTTCCGGACACGCTATAACCAAGCCCGCTCTGTGTGATCTGCGTCATTGGTGCGCCTTCCACATCCTGTCGTAAAGCCCGTATGGTTACGTCAACGGTCACCATACGCACCGTATCCGCATAAGTCGCCGAAGCTGCTGCCATGGCATCAAGGTCTTTCCCTACCTTTTCCGCCGCATTTCGCAGGACATTGGACATCACCGGAAGAAGTGCTGCTGCCCTGGCACGCTCCGAAGCACTCAGTGTCTTACCGCCCAGCAGTTCTATATCCTCCACGGTAGCGAATGCACTCATCTGCGTTTCCCCTTTGCCTTCTGTTGCACCGGTGCAACTTCCTCCAGATCGGAATCGTCATCCTCGTCAAATTCCGAAATAACCTCTTTTTTCGGCGGTTCCGTTTTTATGACTTTCTGTGTCGGTACAGAACCCAGCGCTTCCCAGTCCTTTCCGGAGAGCACACATTCCGTCTTTATGATGTTTCCGTTTTTCCTGTTTCTGTACTGCATTTCCTTCCTCCATCTCCGGTCAAGCCGTGACAGCATT